AGAGATGGGGATAACTTTATGATTAAGTTTCCCGAAGAAAGACCAGAAGCAAAAGTCCGTAAGATCATTCCACTTAAAACTAAAGTAGATGGGATTAGACTTGGCACAACTGGTGGAATATTAGAACTATCTTCATTCCCAGATATTCCATTTAGATATGACTGGGTTATGGAAGATGAGGGTATGGTCATCAGCGCTGCATCTCAGCGCGTCATGGAAAAAATCCCCAAAAAGTTCAAAAAAGAAAATCATAGAAAAGTTGCGGAAAAGTGCCTACAACTTTGTGAAGAGTGGGCTATAATAAGGGGTACAGACGACATAGAAGAAATGTCTCCAACCTACGCAAAAGAGTCCTGTAAAGAATATGTTATGGAACATATCAATGACGATGTTGTTGGTCTTAGTTTTCTAATGTCCATTATCGCTGGCGTAATACTAAAAATGATAGTAGAATGGATTATCAATAACTGGATCGTCAATCTTAAATCTTAATCCGCATTTCTAGCGGTATATCAATACAATTTTATTTTTACAATCGTGAGGGATATTAATGTCTTTGAAGTCTTTAATGGATTATACATTTGTTAGTAAGTACGCACGTTGGATTCCTGAAAAGAAAAGGCGAGAAACTTGGAACGAGGCAGTAGATAGAGTCAAGCAAATGATGCTTGACAAATATGTTGCAGGTCAAGAGGGCGAGAACGTAGAAGAAATTAAAACCGAGATCGAATGGGCGTATGAGCAAATGCGAAAGAAGCGCGTCCTTGGATCACAGCGCGCCCTACAGTTTGGTGGATCGCCAATCTTTAAGCACAATGCTCGTATGTATAATTGTATTGTGTCATACTGCGACCGTGTAAGATTCTTCCAAGAGTGTATGTATCTTCTTCTGTGTGGATGCGGCACTGGATTTTCCGTACAAAAACATCATATTGAAAAACTACCAGACCTCCTGCCAAAAAAAGAAGGAAGCAAGAAGTTTGTGATTCCAGATACCATTGAAGGATGGAGTGATGCCGTAGGCATTTTGGTATCGAGCTACTTCGATCAATATCTACAAGATGAACTATTCGGTGAATATTTTGGCAAGACTGTTAATTTTGATTACAGTCAGATTCGACCTGCTGGATCTTACCTAAAGTCAAGTGGCGGCAAAGCTCCCGGCCCGGAACCTCTACGTAATGCTCTAACAAACATTAGAAAAATTCTAGATAAGGCAGTTAAAGATGGACAGAAAAAGCTCAAGCCTATCCAAGCTTATGATATTATTATGCACACCGCTGATGCTGTTATATCTGGTGGCGTTCGTCGCTCTGCTACCATTTGTGTATTTAGTCCTGACGATAACGAAATGGCAAGGGCTAAAACAGGAACTTGGTTCATTGACAATCCCCAACGAGGAAGATCAAACAATTCTGCACTACTTGTACGAGATGAAACAACAAAAGAACAATTCGCAGAATTAATGAACTCTGTTAAAGAGTTTGGCGAGCCGGGATTTGTTTGGGCAGATAGCACAGAACTTTTGGTAAATCCGTGTGTTGAGATTGGCATGTGGCCTGTGTGTGAGGAAACCGGCGAGTCTGGATGGCAGGCGTGCAACCTATCAACTATTAACTGCTCAAAAGTAAAAACAGAACAAGACTTCTTTGATGCTTGTCGTGCCGCTACAATCATTGGTACACTACAGGCGGGATTCTCGGAGTTTGAATATCTTGGTGGCGCGTCGGAGCGAATCATCGCAAGAGAAGCTCTGCTGGGTGTTAGCATGACGGGCATGATGGAGAACGCAGAAGTTTGTCTCGATCCTTCATCTCAAAAGCGCGGCGCTAATATTGTAAAGAAAACAAATGCTAGAATGGCTGAACTACTTGGTATCCGCCAAGCAGCAAGAACTACATGTATTAAACCAGAGGGAACATCAAGTTGTATTCTTGGAACATCCAGCGGTATCCACCCACACCATGCGAAACGATATATCCGCCGAGTCCAAGCAAACAAAATGGAACCCATTTATAATTACTTTAGAACACAAAACCCAAGAGCGTGTGAAGAAAGTGTTTGGAGTAATAATGATAGTGATGACGTTGTGTCGTTCTGTGTAGAGGTTAAAGATGGTGGCAAAACTAAAAACCAAGTGAGCGCACTACAGTTATTGGACTATGTAAAATCTACACAGCAAAGCTGGGTATTGACTGGAACAAATTCAGAATTATGTACTCAACCTTGGTTAAATCATAATGTAAGTAATACTATTAATGTTAAGCCAGATGAATGGGACGAAGTAGAGAAATATATTTATAAGAATAGAAAATACTTTTGTGGTATTTCATTGCTTCCTATCTCTGGTGATAAAGATTTTCCACAAGCACCATTCACTACAGTTTATTTGCCAAGCGAGCAGGTCGCACACTACGGCGATGCCTCTATCTTTGTGAGTGGACTTATTGAGGTCGCACTTACTTTATGGGAGGACAACCTCTGGGCGGCGTGTGATAGTCTACTTGGGTTTGGCGAAAAGATTAAAGGCAACGGAAAGAAAGAGTGGAAAGATCGCTGTGAAAGATTTGCTGAAAAATACTTCGGTGGAGACTTGAAACAGTTGACATATTGTATGAAGGATGTGTACAACTGGAAAGAGTGGGTGGATCTTAATAGAGAATACCAAGATGTAGACTTCACACAAGTTGTCGAAGAAACTAATAATGTAAATCCCGTTCAACAAGTCGCCTGTGCTGGCGGTAAATGTGACTTTTAAGGAATAAAAATGGCAGAACTAATTATTAATGTTAATGAGAACGGCTCATATGAAGATGGGGATATTCTCTGTGCATTTAATGATAAAAGTGTTCAGTGTACTCATGCTCAACACATTTGTCACTATCAACATCACGGTTTTACCAATGATGGACTAAGACCAGAGGGCAAGTCTAAACTATTTTTAGATTGTGTTTATCAATATAGGTTTGAACGTCTTAACCGCACTCAAGTTAAACGTGTTGAAACAGACCATCTTGGAAATGTTTTATCCGAAGAAACTTTTGGCAAAGAAAGCATTGACGTAGACCAGTTCGTAAGTCGCCGCCTTAAACATGCCAAGCATAGAATTTTTGGCACGATTGGCGCGGAAATTTGGCACGGTGGCAAGAGCGACTTTTCGCAAGAAGCAGTTGACCAAGCGTGGGTTATTGTACAAAATAATTGCGACTGCCGCAATGCTCCGGGTGAATGTCATTGTTGTGGACAAGACCATACACTGTGGCCGATGGGTAGACTAGATGTTAGACATTTTCTATGCACTCAATTAGATAATTTTTCCGATGTAGAACAGCAAGCGATGGTGTCAGACTTTAGTGCTACCTTTGCAGAGGGTGAAGATATTACAGACCCAGACGGAACTATTATCTTCCCAACCTTCAGTGACGAGGGCGTGTGGCAACATCCAACTGGCGGCTGGACTTACACCAAAGACCCAGAAACCAACATTGTTTCCGTAACATTTAAAAAGAGAAATATGAAAGTTAGTGATTGGCGAACAAGTACGCTAGATACTATTGGTAAAACAGAAGCAGAAGTTTTGGACAGAAATGTTCTTGTTGGTAGAGAAAAACAGTGCGACTGCCACAATGCCCCTTGGTTGCGTGGAAATGAAACTACATACAAAGTATTAGACCACGTACCGTTTACAGACCCATCACTTCTTCACGTTAAAAGAGATAATCGTCCCGGCGAAAGGATTCTTTAATGGCAACTGTCACAAAATCTATCGGAACTTCTAGTCGCGATTATTCTACGATCACGGCGTGGGAAGCAGACTTAGACGACACCAACATATATACCAGTGGTGACGATGCCGTTGGTGAGTGTTATAATGATAGTACGTTTGTAGAGGGTTTTACTATAGACGGTGGGTCAACAGTTGGTCTGAATTCAATCTTGCTCATTCCAGCAACGGGCGAGCGTCACGATGGCACTGCGGATACTGGTGTTAAAGTGGAAACACTTTCTTACGGTACTGGTAGCCAATATCGTTTGATTACAACAACTCCAACACTAGAGTTGAGATATATAGAAATAGAGCGAAACGTAAATTCAGAACAAGCAGTGGTTACTCTTACTAATAATAATGTTTTTAATGCTGGCATCCTAAGACAATCAACAGGATCGCCAACTAGAGATTTTGTAAACATGGCATTTAGTACCGGCTATTTATACAACTCTATACTATACGGCGTTAATGGAAAAGGTGTTCATACGCAATGTTTGTATGGTGCGACCCCAGAGATTATTAATAATACAATTGTTTCTTCAAGTTCATATTGTTTATACGCTCGCGATAAAGCTAATGGTCAAGCCAACGCAAAGATTAAAAACAATATATTAATAGCGAATGGTACGGCTGTTGCCGTTGATCCCGGAGGAACTGTTCCAACGTCATTCCCCGATTACGCAAACAATATAACTAACTACTCCAGTTTTCCAAACGGACTAGCTAACCTGTCAGATCATAAAACAGGAATAAGCACCTCTAGGCAGTTTGTTAGTACGGTGTCTGGATCTGAAGATTACCACTTAAAATTTTTGTCAGATGCTATTGACGCGGGGGAAGACATTGTAGCGACAAAATCTTCTACCACTAATTCTTATTACTTAGAAAACACACAGTATGACATAAACGGAAAAGATAGAGACGCAGAAAATAGCATTTGGGACATTGGCGCTCATGAGTTTGGCGACAACGTTGTTTACGGTTTATTTACAGTTTTATAAGGAATAAAATGGAAGATAGTACAAACAAAAAAATGCCACCGTTTCCAGTGTGGCAAAACTCTTGCTGTAGGCATGAGCCAGTAGTGACTTCTCTACCAATGGGTATGAAACCTTATACTGGCCCTGAATTAAAAGTCAAGAAACTAGATCCTGAAGCGATCATTCCAACAAGGGCAAATAAAACAGATGCGGGTTATGATCTCTATGCTCTAGAAGATGTAGAAATCCCCGCTGTTAATCATAAACTAATCAAGACCGGTATTTCTATGGCGATTCCTGCCGGTTATGTCGGTCTTATCTGGCCGCGCTCCGGCCTTGCTTACAAGAATGGACTAGATGTGTACGCTGGCGTTATTGACTCTGGTTATAGAGGTGATGTAGGAGTAATACTCTATAACTCAAGAGTAAGCGATCACTACCAAGTCAAGAAGGGAGATAGGATAGCACAAATATTATTTCAAAAAGTAAAGGGTTTTGAATTAGTAGAGGTGGATGATTTAGACGATACCCAAAGAGGACAGGGAGGATTCGGTAGTTCTGGTTAATTAACACTAATATAAGGTACAACATATGTCTAAAAGAAGAACCAGAAAAGAAGTAGAGAATTCACCACAAAAAGTTAAAGCTGTAGAAGCAAAAACAACTAACCAAAAGGATTATATACGTCAGATTATTGAAAACGATGTCGTATTTTGTACCGGCCCATCTGGTTGTGGTAAATCATTTATAGCCTCTGGTATTGCCGCAGAGCATCTTCATCGCGGAGACATAGAACAAATCATTGTAACCCGTCCGCTGGTATGCACCGGTAAGGAGATAGGGTCGCTACCCGGAGAACTTCTGGAAAAAATAGCGCCCTATCTTCTACCAATGCAAGAAAATTTCAAGTTTTTCCTTGGAAGAGCGTACTATGGACACTATTATAATGAGGGGAAGATTAGATATGCGCCCCTTGAAGTTATGCGCGGATCAACATTTCATAATTCGTATATGATATTAGACGAAGCGCAAAACTGTACGTGGGAACAAATTAAAATGTTTATAACACGTATGGGGCAAGGAAGTAAAGTAATCATCAACGGCGATATTCGTCAAACTGACCTTAACAATAAGAGTGGACTTGAAGATATAATCGACAAGATTGGCGAACTAGAAGGTGTTGGTGTTTGTAGATTAGGATATAGTGATATTCAACGTAATGGAATATTAGGAAGAATACTCAACGCATTGGAGAACTAATGCCTATTTATGATTATGAATGTAGAGACTGTGGAGCAGAAGTTGGTGACGTGTTCCAAAAAGTTACAGACCCAGAACTAACAACATGCCCTAAATGTAATAAAGAGGGATTGTTTAGACTGGTTACTGGCGGACTCCACAGTTTCATGGCGGGAAGCAATACCATAGGAAGTATTGCCGATAGAAATACAAGATTGAATAAAAACAAGATCAACGAGATGGAGGCTAAAAAAAGAGAGGCTAACCCAACTCCTGAAAAACCTTGGTATCATAAGCAGGGTGATAAATCCATGAAGGATATAAATAAAATGACGGACAAACAAAAGGCTAAATATATTATGGAGGGAGATTGATGGACTTTACAGTAAACAGCAAGAGTCCCACGAAGGAATATGTATATATTAACAAGAGTGGGAAAATAATATCAAACGATAGAGATAAAGTTTACGCCCAAGTACTAGTTGAAGGAGAAAGAGAAACCTACTCTATTGTTACCTATCAAAACTCACCATTAGATCCAATGGGTAGATACCAAAAACGACAAGCATATCTTGAAACCAAGATGAAGAAGGTCGATAAAAAAACCTTTGACTATTATATAACATATTTACAAACAAATAATTCTATTTATTTAACCAGAACCAATAGGAGTTATCAGAATGGCTAAGACTGGACCTTTAGGAGATGTGGAAAAATTTTATATTGAAAATAAACATAATGAGTTTACAGTAGAAGAGCTTGCGAAAAAACTTAATAGACCAAAAGCAACAATTCAAAAACATGTAGAGAAAGCAAAATCCGAAACAGTTTATATCCAAGAAGAAAAACCAAACCTGTTTGCTTCTCATAGAGGTTCTACGGTAATGACACAAGCGGCTTCCGAGCTTGGAGATGAAATAAGAAAAAAAAATAGGGAAAGAAAGCCGAGCGCAAAATGCACGACGAACATCAAATAAAAAACAAAGACGCTTGGAAATCTGCGTTCTTTGAAAATGTGAGGGCAACGTGGCTTATTGTAACCCTTAAAGACGGTCACGAACATTTTATAGATAGTAGTAAACGTTGGCACGAATTAAAAAGATATTGCGACAACAATAAAGTCTTTCTAGATAAACTATCTATTCAATTTAAATCTCATAGAGAAAGGATTGACATAACAGATATTGATGGTATATACTTTGCAAAGTCTGTTATTGGATACCTTGGTGCTAACAGTAAAGAGACTTACACTATTGGTAAAATAAAAGATGGTGTTGTTTATAAAACTTTATGGTTAGTCCCAGAATTAATCGTTGAAAAGGAATTTGAAGATCATGAATCAGGTTGTTTTGAAGAATCAATTATCTATGACCAAGAGAAAAAGAACTGATAAAAGTAAGTATAAACATCAGTCTACTGGCGATCACTGTACATGCGCCGCTTATTTAGCGGAAATGATGTGCTTGAGGCTCGCGGAGCATAAAAATGAAGGAAATTTAACTTATAAGTTCTGGAACAAGAAACCTTGGGACTGGACTTTTAAGCAACAATTATTTACTGCCAATGCTCTCGTTAAAAGGTATGGGGAGATTGCCGTCATAAAAGCGGTCAACTCCCCCTACTTATCTAAAGTATTCTCTCTAAAAAATAAGAGAGTTGAGCCAGAAATCAAAAAGCAATTAAAGCTTATTGAAGATAATAAAGATAAGAAACAAGAGTTGAATGTAAAAGAACAGCCAAAAACTAGAAAAAAAACATACGGTAAAAAATCTAAATTAAGTAAAATTAGGAATATAAAGAAAGATGGCAAAGAAGAAAGCGAAAGCTAAATTTGACGACGATATTGTGAGCAATCAAATCATTGCGAAGTATGGGGACATAGTTGAAGAAGGAACAAAGGTATTAGCAGACCTACAAAACTTTAATGTTATTGGTATATCACCAGCATTGGACTTGGCTCTTGGTGGAGGTCTAAGGGAAGGTAGCGTGGTTGTTATGACCGGCGACCCTAAAACTGGCAAGACTACAACTTCACTATACTTTGCGGCAAAAGCTCAGGCAGCAGGTAAAAATGTATTTTATTTCAATACCGAGGGAAGATTAACAAAAGAGAACTTCACTGGCATCAAAGGTTTAGATGCTAGTAAAATTAAGATCGTTCAAGCGACAGACAATCAACCTGTTGTGTCAGCAGAAACATTTCTTAACAGTATTGAAACGTATGTTAAAAACACTCCCAACTTTGTAGCGATTATTGATTCTGTATCTAATATGGTTCCGCAAGATGAGCTTGATGGAGATGTTCGCGGCGGCGTTAGGGCGCAACTGCCAAGACTTCTTTCTATGTTTTTCAAGCGAATCAGTAACGATGTAGCTAGAACCAAGTCGATATTAATTTTTATTACTCACAATATTGCTAATACTGGCGGCTCAAGATGGTCGCCAGCAAAGATGGCTGATGCTGGAAACATGCTTCAGTATCAAGCTGGAACCAATATGGTTATCACGCACAGGGGTAAATGGGAAGAAACCGATGACGCTGGACATGACGTAGGACAGGTGGCTAACTGGGTGGTTAAAACTTCCGCTGCTGGTGGAAAACCAAACTCTAACGCAATGTCTTATATTAGGTATGGCATTGGGATTGATGAAGTTAGAGAGCTTTGCGAGATTGCGAATGAACTTACATTCGTAAAACAAGCCGGAGCTTGGTATACCATTACTACGGCTATAGAAAATAGAACTGACCCAATTATTAAATCTTTACTTGTTAAAAATGAAGTAGATGCAGACAACTTAGAAGCTGTAGAAAAGTTTTTCAAATTCCAAGGTATGGCTAACCTAAGTAAATTCTTGGAACAAAATGAAGAGATACAACAATTCCTCTATCAAGAAATAAGAAATGTACTATGAAAGTTGTAGGTTTAAACGGTCGTGAGTACAATATAAATTTAAAGAAATATATTGTAAAAAGAAATGACAAGACCGTTAAATCAAAATATCATATAGCAGCAAGAGAGCTTCTTGCTGAGATGTTTAGTGGATACACGGTTTTAGAAGAAGTAAAGTTACCGGGCTCAAGATGTCCTAGTAAAAAATCCGTTTTGTTTCTTGACTTTTTTATTCCAAGTCTTATGCTTGGTATAGAAGTTCACGGACGGCAACACTACGAGTTTTGTAAATTCTTCCATAAAACTATGGCTGGGTTTTTACAGTCTAATAAAAGAGACTTTATAAAGCAAGATTGGTGCGAGCTAAACGGTGTAGAGTTAATCGTTTTTAAATACTCAGACAGCATAGAAGATTGGAGAAATCAAATTGACAGCCGCTGAAAGATTAAAACAATTTTTAGATGGTATTGATTCGTATATCACCGCTAAGAATATAACGCCCACAAAGTTTAATGCAGAATTTGCGATGGCGGAAACATTATCTTTAGATAGCATGGAAAAGCTAACGCAAGATGAATGTTTTGGCTATGCTTATCAACTAATGCAGTATGTAGATCATGTTGCTACAGAGCGCGCTCAGTGTGAGAATGTAATTCGTTGGTGTGAAAACTCATTACAGAGTATTATATCTGAACAGTTATCTAGCGGTGTGTGGGATACATACGCAAAGCATGAAACTAAAGTCGCAACAATTCTTAGGAACGATGACTTGGCGCACAAAATCAACGAATGGAAATTAACTGCTCAAGGAAGGCTTGAAAATATCAAGACTAGAGAGTATAATATCAGAAGAAAGGCAGACATACTTTTTGAAAAAGGCAAAAGGAAATGATAGATAAAGATCTACTAAACAATTTGACCGTTGAGCAAAAGCAAGCACTACTTGACCAACTTATGAACAGCTTGGCAGAAAATAAATTATCAGAACCAAAACAACAAGAGGTTGCTGTAGAAGAACCTACCGAAACTACAGATGATAAAAACGATTTTACTATGCATAAAAATAATTCTAAACCTAAAGGAAGGAGAGAACCCGTGAAGTTCAAAAAGAACGCTTGGCAAGATGACGGTCTTGAGTTTTCTGATATGGAAACGCCTCAGATTAAGAGGACTCCTAGAAACAGAAAGAAACCGCAAAAGGCAAGCGTTGAGTGTCATGTTTGTGGAAGAGAATTTCAAATGAACTCTAGTTTAGTTTACGGCGAATATCACAGGTGTAACCGATGCGGCGGTAGATAATATGACAAAAACACTGCAAGACCTTGGAGCAGAAAGAGCAGTTCTTGCTGGTCTTTTCGCTTACGGTCTAGAATCATATATTGAAGTTTCAGACATATTAGATCATAACAGCTTTGCTGTACAGAATAATCAAATCATTTTCAAATGTGTTGAGAAGATTTTTGCCAGTGAAGCCGAAGTTGATATCGCATCTTTTATCTCAGCTGCAGAGCGATTAGGCTTTGCTGAAATATTTAAAGATAAAAGAGAACTAAACTACATTAAATCGTTGATGGATTATCCCGTCAAGCGCGATAACATCCTACATTTTTGCGCACAGGTTAAAAAGTTTGAATTAGCTAGGAGGATCAAATCTTTAGCTGCTAAAATATCTCACGATGCCGAACAGATAACTGGCGATGAAGATATTGATGATATTGTATCTATCATTGAGAATCCAATAGTAGACTTCTTAAAAGAAGATGACAATAACAAAAGACCAGAAAAGATTGGAGAAGGTTTAGATGAGTATATTGAGTTTTTACTTGAAAACAAGTGCGACCAATTGGGTATACCAACTGGCTTTAACAGATACGATGCCGCTATTGGCGGTGGTCTTCGTCGCAAATGTGTAGACTTAATTTCTGCTAGACCTAAAGTTGGTAAGTCTGTTTTTGGTGATAATGTTGCCATCAACGTTGCGAAACAAGGTATTCCAGTTCTGATGCTAGATACCGAGATGAGTAAAGAAGATCACCTCAATAGGATTCTGGCAAGTATCAGCAAGGTTTCAATTAATGATATTTCTACTGGCGCATTTGAGCATAACGAAGAGCAACATATTGCTGTTCAAAATGCGGTAGAAGAAATAAAAAGCATACCATACACCTATGCTACTGTAGCAGGTATGCCGTTTGAATCTATCCTAAATGTAATCAAGAGGTGGGTTTTACAGGAGGTTGGTACAGATGAAAATGGTAGAACAAATGAATGTTTAGTTGTTTATGACTATTTAAAACTAATGTCATCTACTTCTATTACTAATAATATTCAAGAGTACCAAGCGCTTGGTTTTCAAATTACCAATTTACATAACCTAGCTGTTAAATATGATTTTGCCTGTTTGTCTTTTGTTCAGTTGAACAGAGATGGTATTACCAAAGAATCTACAGATGCCGTAAGTGGTTCTGACAGACTTATTTGGCTCTGTACATCATTCTCTATTTTCAAAGAGAAGTCGGCAGAGGAATTAGCAGAGGATGGCCCAAGTGCTGGAAATAGAAAATTAGTACCCATAGTTTCACGACATGGACCTGGGATGCAGGATGGAAATTATATAAACCTAAACATGAGTGGGCAACACGCTTTGCTTACAGAACTAAGAACTAGAGATGAACTCGTAGCGACTGGCGGGGTAGACGCTATCGAAGGTGCAGAACTCCCATTCGAGGAAGATAATGATGAATAAATATGAAGGCGTGTTTAATGGCGGCCCTGAACACGGACAAAGATATCCGTTTCCAAAGAATCAAGAAATAATTGAAGTAACTAAAGTGTATGAAAGCGGATTAACAACCGTGTCTAAATACGCTAGAAGAAGAGTAGAAGGCAATGTAATTTATTACGACCTCATGGAAGAGAAGTTCTTAAAATACGCAAGTCACTTGGAAAGAAATGATTTAAAATGAGTATAATTCCATTGTCTATTGCGACTGTATGCTACATTATAACAGCGTATAGTAATTTGAAGCAGCGTGATTATCCACATGCTTTTGTTTGGTTTTCTTATGCACTCGCTAACTGTGGATTATTATGGTATGAGTACGACAAAACAAAAACTTGACTTAAATAAAGTTAGAGATAGTATCTTTAAAGATATATTTTTACTGCTGAACGACCTTGAGTTAGACTACCAAATTAAAAACAGCAATATCTTCATGCCTTGTCCTATTCATCAAGGTGATAACGACAATGGAGTGTCAATATCTTTATCACACAAAAACTGGCGGTGTTGGACAAGAAACTGCCACGAAGATAGTAGTACAAACATATTTGGATTTATACAGTCTGTTTTTAGAGAAAGAGGTCAAGACTCTTCGTTTTCTGATGTATTAAGATATGTATGTAAGCTGTATAAAATTAGAGATACAGAGCCAAGGAGAGAAAAAGTAGAAGATCCCTACGAAGATTTTAGCGAATTTGTAAAAATCTTTAAGGATAATTCACCACTCAACCATATAACTATTGAGGATGTAAAAACCTGTGGAAATTCATCCTATTTTGAATCCAGAGGTTTCTACACTAATACTCTCAGACATTTTTGTGTAGAAGACTGTCTGGATAAAAAATCTATAATGAAAGATAGGTCAATTATACCTGTTCATTATCAAGGAAAGAAGGTCGGTTTCATAGCAAGAGCTACTAAGTCGTGGCAGTCGCCAAAGTATTTGTTTTCTGACGGATTTAAGAAGGCAAACTATTTATACAACTATGATAAAGCGTTAGATAGGTCGCTAGAAACCGCCACCCTCTTTCTTGTAGAGGGCCAAGGTGATGTCTGGAAAATGTACGAAGCGGGAGTTACAAATTGCGTAGGACTATTTGGCAAGGACATATCAAGACAACAAACAGACTTACTACTAAAAAGTGGCGCTACTAAACTTATCGTATTGACTGACAACGACCAAGCCGGTAGAGAGTCAAAGATAAAAATACAAAGAGACCTATTTAGGTCATTCAATTTAAAGTTTCCAAAGTTTCATGGAAAAGACATTGGTGACATGTCAATTGAGTCAATACAAAATAACATTCTTTCAGAATTAAAGGGTATGTATTAATGATTATTGGTATTTCTGGTAAAAAACAAGCCGGTAAAACAACTGTTGCTAACATTATTCATGGTGAAGTTTTAAAAAATAAAGAGCTTATTATAGACTATAATATAAACGATAAGGGCAAACTTGTAATCAATACCACAAACTCCCTTGGTAAACAGGGTTGGGGTGAATTTGATATTGAGCGCAAAGATGAACAGTTTATAGAGTATGCCCATTATAATATGTGGCCCTTCGTGAAGTTACATAACTTTGCTGACTCACTAAAAGACATGTGTATCAATCTATTTGGGTTTACATATGAGCAGGCATATGGAACTAACGATCAGAAAAACCAAGTATTAGATCATATCAGATGGGAAGATATGCCAAGGTTTCAAAATATGAAACTGATGAAAAAAATGCCTATAGACGCAAGGAAAAGTTGGGACTGGCGCGAAGGCGAAATGACTGCGCGTGAGTTTATGCAGTTCTTTGGAACTGACATTATGAGAAAAATACACAACAACGTATGGGCAAATGCCTGTATAAATAAAATCACAAAAGAAGGTAGTGATCTTGCTATTATAGCAGATGTTAGATTTCCTAATGAAGTTGAGACCATCAAAAAAGCGGGTGGCAAAGTATTGAGATTGGAGAGGAATGTTCATGAGGATGACCATGACAGCGAAACCGCGCTAGATGTGGACAACTATCACCATTCTAATTTCTGGCATGTGCTGGACAATAGGGAGATGACTATTCAGGATACAATTACTGAAGTCAAATCTCTATTGGAGCAAATTTAATGATAGTGACTTATATAAGGTCGTCTAGTTATAATAATTATGATTTCTGTCAAATGCAGTATTTCCTAACCTATGTATTAGGTTGGCGATCTGACAGTGGCAAAAAAGCAGACATGGGAACTATGGCCCACAAAGTCATGGAGATTATGGCTGGGTTGAAGAAATTTCAGCAAGACAATCCCCGCAGAAAATTCCTAGAAATAGAAGATGATAAGTGTGGGAAAATAAGGATTGGTAAAGATAGGTTATTTCTAGACGAGTTTGTTGACGAAATGACCGAGCTTGCTATCAATAAATACGCAGAGGATTCAAAACATAAGTTTTATAGGAAAGATAGGCAAGCTGTAAGGGAGACTGTTGAAACCTTTTTGACACACTCTGATGGATTATTCGACCCTAGAAAAAGAAACATTTTTCATCCAGAAGCACACTTCGATGTGCCGATTGAAGAAGACTGGGCTAAATTTGAGTATGAAATTAATGGAGAAATGGTCAAGGGTCAATTAGCAATCAAGGGAACTATTGACTTGACAACACTGATTTCCGATGATACAATCGAGGTTGTTGACTGGAAAACAGGTCGTCGCATGGATTGGGCGACAGGAGAGGTCAAAGATTACAAAAAACTAGAGAATGATGCGCAATTATTATTATATTTTTATGCTATTTCTAGGGTTTACAAACAGTTTCCCAATAGGATAATGAGTATTTTCTTCTATAAAGATGAAGAGGGAAATGTAGATCCAAAGCCATTTAGCATCTGTTTTGGGCCAGAAGATGAGAAAAGATTCCTAGAAAAGTTGAGAAAAAGGTTTGAGGAAATTAAAGCTAACATAAATCCAAAGCCGATGGACCCAACTAGGAATAGTTTCAAATGTAAATATCTGTGTCATTTCTATAAGAATAACTGGGAAGGCTCAGATGATAATATGTGTATATATATAGAGAAGAAGTTAAAGAAGGACGGCTATGATAAAACCGTCAAAGATTGTACTTGTAAAGGTTTTTCAATAGGTTATTATGAGGCACCGGGATAATGTTTAATCATATTCATATTGGTCGTAGGGCATTTTTACAAACCAGCATGTTTGCTGCTGCTGG